CCCCATTCCTGATTCCAGTAAGATTTAACAAAGTCCGAATCCAGTACCTAATCCCTTCATATCACTAACAAATAAAAATCCTTGACAGGTATTACCGTCCAGTTAGTATTATTACTGTCCGATGAAAAAGGTAGATAAAAGGGTAGATACCACAAGGAGAAAATCATGGAAAGGAAAGGACTGACAACGGCGTTTTGCCGTAATGCCACGCAAGGCAGTTACTTCGATAACGGCAGGTTAGGATTGTATCTAAGAGTACACGCAACGGGAAGCAAGCAGTGGGTGCAAAGGCTTCGGATACACAAGCGAAGGGTAGAAGTAGGGCTGGGTAGCTTCCGGTTCGTATCGCTGGCAGAAGCAAGGGCGTTGGCTTTTGAAAATGCCAAGCTTGCCAAGTCAGGTTTGGATCCCCGTCCCGGACGGAATAACGAAGTCCCACTGTTTGAAGAAGCAATGGAAGCAGTGATAGCGAACCATGCCAAGGCTTGGAAAAATCCTAAGTCCGCCGATCAGTGGAGAAGCACTTTGAAAACCTACGCAGGTTCATTACAGAAAAGGCCGGTGGACGGGATAACCCCTGCCGATGTAGTGGACTGTATAATAGAACAGTGGGAAACAAAGCAGGAAACGATGAAGCGTGTAAGGCAAAGACTTTCGGCAATCTTCAAGTACTGCATAGCGAAGGGATACCGGAATGACGATCCGGCAGGACCGGCTATTTCAGAAGCCTTGCCTAGAACAAAGAACGGAAGGAAGCACATGAAAGCGTTACCGCACGGGGCGGTTGTAAACGCTATTCAGGCAGTACGGGAAAGTGAATCCACGGAGACAGTAAAGCTGGCATTTGAATTTCTGGTACTGACGGCTTGCCGAAGCGGTGAAGTAAGGTTCGCTAGATGGGACGAAATAGACGCAGGGAAAGCCGTGTGGACGATTCCGGCAGAAAGAATGAAGGCAGGTAAGGAACACAGGGTTCCGTTGTCCAGACAAGCCGTTTCCGTGTTAGAGCAGGCAAAGGAACTTCATGACGGTTCTGGTTTGGTATTCCCTTCGGTTACGGGAAAGGTGCTATCCGATTCTACGCTTTCCAAAATGCTTCGGGACTTGAAGGTGAAGGCAGTACCCCACGGATTCAGAAGCAGTTTCAGAAACTGGTGTGCCGAAACAAACGTGAATAAAGAGATTGCCGAAGCCTGCCTGGCACACACGATTAAGAACGCAACCGAAGCGGCGTACCTACGGACGGACATACTGGACCTTCGGCGTGAAGTCATGGAAGCATGGGCGGATTATAACGAACGGTAAATCTTGCAAACGTGCTTCTTTGTACAATAGAAATATGGAACAGAAAATTATCAGAATCAAAGACGTTTTGAAGATGATCCCTATATGCCGAAGCACGCTATACAAGCAGATTGAAGAAGGGCGGTTTCCTGCCCCCTTCAAACTGTCTGAAAGGTGTATAGCATGGAAAAAAACAGATATAGAAAAATGGCTTGAAACCCGTTATCAAAGTGGGTAGCGTTATACCACTATCATTTATCTGTTCCTTCCTTTGTCAGTAGCATGATTTTGGAAGTTGAAGCCCCTACCTAGCTCCTGCCGGGTAGGGGCTTTTTTTGTCAAGGATGTTTTTCTTGACTGTGTTGTATTGAAGGGAATACAATTAGAGACAATGCTACTGACAAACATTTCAAATAGCATAGGACACGGGAACCAGAAGCCGAATGTCATAAGGCTTCTAAGTCGGACGCTCCCCAGTGTGACCAATACGGATGATTCCCTGCTGGACAAGCAGGTTCGGTACATGGAACTGGGTGCACCTAGGGCGGTTCCTATAACGGTGAAGCGGACTACTAGGGAGGTAGCACAGTCCGCACGTGTCAGATTGAAAGCTAGGACCGGCTTGCAGGTACTCAATAAACCTAGGCATTAAGAGAGTATATACGCCTCAAAAGCGTATCCTAGCACCTCGTTCGATACCTCAGCGTGATAGTATCAAGCAGGAATCTTCTGATAAGGTATAGGAGATTCCTGCGTCAAGTTTCCTAGGTGATATGGAAATAAATTAAGAAAATGAATCTCCTAAACAATGAAGGGACGTGGAGGGTGGGGAGAGAGATATTGTATAATAGATATATAGGAGGATTTTAGAATGGCATACGTGATAACGACATACGGAATTGATGGTGATGTTTATTCCAGTTTTGAACTGGACAGTAAAGAAGACGTAGATAAGTATCTTGAAGAAGTGGACGGCATGGAAAGCGATCCGTTTTCAAAGATAGTGATTCAAGACCCGGACGGGATCAAATGCGAATTGAGTACGACCCTACCGAAAACAAGACTACAATAGGAGGAATTGAATATGGAAAAGGACGTGGAAAAGGAAAGGAAGTACGCTTATGTTGTCACCGCTAAAGGTGGGATAAAGTGTTCCTATCCGAAACAGTTTGTGATTACGGATAAAGCAAAGATCATAGATGACAACGTGCTTACTGTCTGTATTCTCGAACTGCTGGAAGCAGGAAACGCCGTAAAAATCAAACGGATTAGGTTGATGGATGAAGATGTAGTGTTACAAACACCTTCGGGACCCTGAACCCGGTGCTTTTCAGGGTTCAGGGAAACGTTGATGGGACTTCAGAAGGCAATATAAGGCATGGCAACAGAGTACGAAAGGACCCTTAAATACATTAAATCCCTGATAGGAACGCAGGGAACCGGAGCTGGTAAGCCGTTCAAGGTACTTCCCTGGCAACGCCGGTTCCTGAAAGGTTTTCTATCTAATCAGGTTTCGGCGTTATCCATTGCAAGAAAAAACGGAAAATCTACCCTGCTAGGTGCGGTTGCGTGTGCTGCTATTGACGGTCCACTTGCCAAACCAAGGGCGGAATGTCTGGTAGTGTCTGGCAGCTTCGATCAGGCAAGAATCATTTTCGATTGTGCGTTGGCTTTCCTTCCCGACAAGTCCAAGTATCGGATATGGGATTCCGGTATGAGAGCCGAAATCATGAATGAAGAAACAGGTGCTTCCCTTCGCTGCAGTGCATCTACGGCCCGCTTATTGCACGGTAGGCAAAATCACCTCATATTAGTTGATGAACCGCAATCGATTTTACAAACACAGGCAGAAAAAATCATATCCGCCCTTCTCACCGGAATGGGAGCCATGAATTGCCGTATATGTTTCCTAGGAACCCGTCCCTTTTCACCGGATCACTTCTTTCAAAAATTACTGGATGAAGTGGCTGACTTCTCTATGAGTTTCAGCGCACCTACCCACTTGGTAACAAACAAGCCTTTCAATCTGAAAACAATTCGCATGGCTAATCCGTCCTATGATTACTTCCCACCCTTGCGGGAAGCTATAAGAAAAGGGATAGAACGTGCGAAAAAAGATGAAGTATTCCTTCAGCAACACCAGTCTTTGGTGCTTAACGGAGGGGTGGATGATACGATTCAGAACCTGCTTCTTCAAGCTGCCACTTGGGAAAATGCCGAAGGCAACGTTCCGATGGATGGAGATAGAATTTTTGCGGTTGACCTTGGGCAGGATTACAGTATGAGTGCAATAGCCTGTTATACCCCAAAGTCTGGATCCTTGGAAGCCTTTAGTGCTTTCCCGTCAACACCGGCACTTGAAACACGTGCTACACGGGACGGCGTAGGAAGTCTATATCAGCGTCTTAACAGGCAAGGTGAACTTCTGCTTCTGGGTGAATTCTCCGTGGATTATGGAGAATTGTTCCGAACTGCCGTTGAACGGTGGGGAAAGCCTAGCCGGATAGTATGCGATTCATACAGGAAAGCCGATCTGTACCAAGCTTTGAAGGATACTGGTTTAATCGAAGTGCCGGTGGAACTTCGCCGGTGGGGACCTATAGACGGAAGCGAGGATGTAAGGGTTTTTCAACGTGCCGTGGTGGATGGGAAGGTGATTCCGAAACGGTCATTGCTACTGCGAAACTCCATGTCACGGGTACAGGTGGAAGTGGACGGACGCAATAACTGGGTAATCAAGAAAAGGCATGGTGACGATCCGGCCCTTGCTTCGGTTCTGGCGGTGTCTTCAGGTGTACGGATTCCACCTGAAAATGAAGACCTTGAAACCTACACGCTCGAAACCTTCACCCTATAAAACCAAACGATGGAAACGGCTTCGCTGGGTAATGCTTCACGCCGCCGATTTTTCCTGTTCACAGTGTGGACGTAGTGGACGCTTGGAAGTCCATCACGTTAAACCGTGGAGAAAAAACCCGCAGATTGATTTTTATGACAAAAGGAATCTGACTGTTTTGTGTGTCAGGTGCCATTCCAAGATCACCCGAAAAGAAAACCCATCTTCACCTGAAGCCGAAGCATGGCGGAAGCTTGTTAATGAAATGTTGTAGTTGACTTTTCATTTCTGCCGTAATACAATTAGAAATACCATAATGGGAACTTAGGATAGGGGTAAAAGGTCTCATTATGGGTTTCACAGAAAAACTAACATTCCCTGAAGTAGATATACAAGCTTCTGCTTCAAACCTTCCCGTCCACGTCAACACCTACGAAAACGCTTTTTCAGGCGTGTCCTTTTTCGATTTGGACGCAACAAAGCTGGACGAACATTCTTTTGCCCCTACAATCAAGCTTTTTCATAAGACCTTGAACAGTGCGGGGAATTCTACAAACGAGTACAAAGTCATATTTTTCCCGACCGTGGAAGATGACGGGACGGCAATAGATGACGAAGTTTTGAACGCATACCTGGCGTTTTCTCTTATGGATGGAAGGATAGGCTGCCTTGTTAGAACCCATAATGACGGGTGGATTGCGAACTACCGAGGCGGTACTTTACCTTCCAGTCCCTACCCGGCAAACGGAGTTGTAACAAGATTTGAATTAAAGATGGTTGGGGGTGGCGGTGTAGTCATTGACGGCTTGAAACTTTCGTGGGTAATGGCAACGGAAGAAGATTGGGACAATGACAGATTCCCGCAGTCCTTTATACCCGGTGGTGCTGACTTGTCGGCGTTTACGGTATTCGGGGAGATTCAAGACGCTTCAACAGGTTTGGATATTCCGTTAATCCCAAATGACGATCAGCAAACCTTTGTGGAAACCGTGGACTTTCTACTTAGGTATGACAAGCGAATTGAAGGCAGATCCCGGTTCACTTACGATTCCAAGGAATACAACGTCAGTAGGTTTGATGTTACGGGACGGAAGCGTTTTATATCCCTGCAAGGAAGCCGGGAAGTAGAAAGGGTGACTTGATGGCAGGGATACGAATAACATTCAAGGGTGGAAGCATACGGGACTTTCCGAGATATACCACTGAACGGATTACTGAACTGTTGAATGAAGCACTTAAACGATCCCTGCTTCCGATTGCCAAGCTATGGGGGGAAGAAGCTAGACGGCTTGCACCGAGACGGACCGGCAGGCTGGTTAGGTCCCTTAACTTCAAGGTAACGGGAAACACTAAACTCACGATCCAAAGCGTTTTCTACACGTTGTTTGTAAGAGTACGGCAAGGGGATCGGGATTTTCTAAGACGTGCGTTTGAAAACATAAAACAGAAAGCGATTCAGATTATAAGATTAAACTTTACATTGATTGCCGGTACGACCGGTTAGGAGGAAGATATTATGTTGGAACTTTTAAGGGCTAGGCTTGCTTCACTTGAAGCACGTACTGAACTCGATAAAGGGATTGAAAACCCTAGTGAAGCGGAACAGCGATCTATGGACGCTGACGCAAAGGAAACGGAACTTGTTAAAGCCGAGATAGAAAAGCTTGAAAACAAGGATGATGATATTGAAGACGTTACACCTGAAAACAGGGAAATGAACGGTCTTGTCTCTAAGTGTTCTATCGGAAAGATAATTGAAGCTACGGTGGAAGGCAGACAGACAGAAGGACCGGAAGCTGAACTTCAGAAGGAACTTGGTTTAGAGTCCAAAAGCATACCGTTAAGGTTGCTTAGGGAAGAAAGGGCGGTTACAAACGCACCTGGTAAGGTGGGACAGAATCAAGCACCTATCTTGCTACCCGTATTCCCTAGATCGGCAGCTGCTTTTTTAGGCGTTTCCATGCCAAGCGTTGGCGTGGGTGACGCAGTTTACCCGGTCTTGACTACACGGGAAGTTGCGGAAGATGTTGACAGGAACGCACCTGTTGCCGAAACCACCGGAACCTTTGAAGCCGAAGTACTGACTAACCGTAGAATCCAGGCTTCCTTCATTTACAACCGAGAAGACAGGGCGAAATTTGCCGGGATGGATTCAGCTCTGCGAACTAATCTTAACGATTCTCTGGGAGCCGGTCTTGACAAGTACATTCTGACAAAATCAAATCTTGGACTGTTTGACTTCGGAGCGGACCCTGTTGCAGGTGGTAGTATTGAAACCTACACTTCCTATAAGAAGGGTGTTTACGGCATGATAGACGGACGTTACGCCGTGTCCCTGAAGGACGTGAAAATGTTGATAGGACCGAAAACCTATGAACACATGGGAATCATTTACAGGACGGATAACAGTGATGAATCCGCCCTTCAGTGCATGATGAACCAGTTAGAGGGAATCCAAGTTTCGGCGTTTGTACCCGAGCCCGAAAGCGATGTTCAACAGGCAGTAGCGACAAAGGGAATGGGACACTCTGTTGCACCGATCTGGGAAAATATTGACTTGATCGTTGATGAAGTCACCCTTGCCAAAAAGGGACAAATCTGCATAACCGCCGTTATGCAAATGAACTTCCGAGTGCTCCGTTCAGAAGGTTACAAAAGGTTCGCTTTCAAGCTGGCGTAAATGACAACGGAAAAACGATACTACGAAATCCGGGAAGTAGATAACCGAACCATCCGTGGGATAGCCGTTGAGTATGGTGACACGGCTTTCCCTAGGGAAGCACCGCAGGGTGAAAGGTTTTTGCCGGGTGCTTTCGGAAGTGTGAAAACAAGGGACGTGATCCTGAACATTCAACATAACCGGAACCGACCGATAGCAAGGACCGGTGGGGGTGGTTTGGAATTTCAGGATTCTGCCGAAGCGTTGGAACTGGTAGCAGAACTTCCAAATACCAGAGAAGCGGATGACGCTTTGGAACTGGTGAACAAGAAAATTTTGCGTGGGTTCAGTCTTGAGTTTGTGTCCAGAAAGGAACGCAGGGAAGCAGGTGTGCGTGTTATAGAATCTGCTTTGCTTGCCGGTATCTCTTTGGTGGACACTGGGGCGTATCCGGGAAGTATCGCACACAGAAGCACGGCAGGGTTCATCCTAGGGGGNTGTCACCCTGTACGGGTGGAATACCGGCAGAGACGCAGAAGGGCCTTGATTACAGGCTATCTAGCCTATGACACGGAAGTTGTAGTGTCAGCACGTCATAAGCGAAGCGAGATAATCAAGCCGGGTGCTTTCGGAGACGTGGACAAAATGAACGTGTTTCTGCTTTCGGGACTTGATTACAGTGAACCAGTGGCAAGTGTCGAAGCCGGAAACCTGCGAGTTAAGGACGGTCCGAAACGGCTTGAATTTGAAGCAGATTCCCTTCCTAGGACGGCAGCAGTTTCTACACTGGTAGAGAACGGCAGGAAGTTTGAACAGTCCGTACGTGTCGGCTATATCGAAAAGCCTGACGGTATAGAGAAGTTGGCAAGCAAGGTGTTTGAAGGTTTTGAACTTTCCATAGTTTCCGATACTGACGGATTGTGTGAGTTGGGAATCAATACCCGTGGGAATATGGCAAGCAAGGTTTCTTACGGTGGACGCAGGGGCGGGAGGCGTAGATAATGGCACTGACAACCGACCAGTTAGGCGTTCACTTAGGACTTATTGAAGACGGGACACTACCGGAACCAGACCAAACGAAACTGACGCTTATACGTCAGGCAGCAGAAGCGGAAATTTCTGAATACGTGGGTTCCAGTGTGATTCCTTCTGCCGTACTGGACACGGCACTTGTACGGCTTGCCGGTTATCTATGGGATGAAAGACCTACTGGCCGGAATAAGAACCTGAACCCGTTACGTGCTTCGGGTGCTATGGGTTTGCTAGTCAGGCATAGGACCTTCACCCTTGGAGACGTGGTTGTTTTAACAAATTCAGAATTACAGGAACAGGGATTCACGGCAGAAGAAATTACCAGACTGAAAGAACTGTCTGCTTCCGAAGGGTTCCTTAAACTATAATATGAAGATTGAAGAAATAATACCTGCCCTTTCAGTTGAAAGGCGTGAATCATATACCGATCAGGTAATAGAACTTCTGGTAAAAAATTCTTCGGGATCCGGGATACTTTCGGCTATCAGTGCTGCCGAAGCGTCCGCCCGGAACATTGTATCCAGAAGCTTTATGAGTGCCACAGTTGAAGGTGATAGTGGATTGTTACTGCCTTCGGTTCTTAGCAGTATCGGACAAGACCTAATCTCTTATGGTGAATCCGTCCTTTTCCTTACGGATGGCAGATTGAATCCGGTTAGGAGTTGGGACATTCTGAAGGACAACCGATACCAGGTTGATTATATACCTTGGCGTAGTGCTTCGGAATCAAGCCGGGTGGTACGTGTACCTAGAACCAGAATCCTTCACGTAATTTCCCACTTGGTTTCACTGAAAAGACTGACGGCAGATACCACGTTTTTAAGAAGGCTTGAAAACAGTTTCAGTCAATCGGCTTCGGCACTTGTAGGGAACGTGATACCTTCCCCTATACCTGCCGAAAAGATGAACAAGATCAAAGCACAGTTGGGAGAACTCAAAGGTGCGACCACGTTTATTGAAAGCCAAGCGATTATCCAGAAAGCCTTAACCGATGGCAACAGTGCAAGTGAAGACTGGAAGCAACGGAGTTTCGGACCCGAGTTGAAAGAAGAGAATAACACGGTGTTTGAAAGCATTGAACGCAGTATCCTTTCCGCTTCTGGAATACCACCTGAACTTGCAGGGACACCCGCTGACGGTACTTCTCGCCGCGAGGCATATAGACAGTTGACCCATAGCGTAATCCAACCGTTAAGCCGTTGTGTGATTCAGGCAATGGCAGAACTTGGACGGAATGTAACAATGGACTTTTCGGCGTTGGCTTCTGCCGACAGTCAGGGAAGGGCACGTGCGTTGAAATCGCTTGTTGATTCCGGCATGGCTATTGAAGAGGCACTGATAAGAACAGGGTTTGCAGAAGAATGAAAATAATAAATCAGTGTTCAGAATGTGGAAGCGTGAAAAAAAGTCCTTATCACAAGTGTTCCGATTGCGGGAATTAAAGAAGACACAGATTTGACCGGCTTTATGCTAGTCACCAAGTCTGACGGTCTTGGAACAGGAAAGTGTTAATTTACAGGTCCACTTTCCACCGGCAATTCTACCGTCAGAACCTATAAGTAGTGTGGTACTACTTATTAACCATCCTATCCCCCTTCCTTGCTCCTGCCTGGAAGGGGGGTTTTTCTTATGTGCCGAGACAGAAAAAAAGCACAAAGGATTTATGAAAAAAGGTACAGAAGAAAGAAGGCACTGAAGCAGGGAAAAACAGTTATCAGGATTTTCTACTCTGATAACTATTATGGCGGTCAGATCCTACAGTGTGAAACTTGCCTAGAGGACAAGCCAAGCCATAGGTTTGAAAAGCAGCGTGGTAGATTCTCAAAAGGTAAGATCAAAAGAACGTGG